TCGCAGACCCACCAGACGCCGCGATCGCGTCCTGCACAGCACCCAACGTCGGAATGATCTTCTTCGTCTCATAACCGAACGCTTTCATCGTCTGCGCCGCTTCAATGAACGCCTGACGAGGGAACGGAGACGACGAAGCAAACTCGGCGATCTCGCCCATAAACTTCGTTGCTTCAGCCTGCGAACCCAACAACGTTTTAAACGCCGCGTTCGCACGCTGCCCCAAAACGTTGTACCCGTAACCAGCTTTCAACGCGGCGACACCAAGACCAGCAGTACCAGCCCCAACAGTCGCGATCGCGCCGCCCGCCACCTTGCCAACACCCGACAACGCGTTAGAAAACGACGACGAAAACGACCGGCCCGCAGCCGTACCGACAGAAGGCATCACAGCGCCCAACTGCCGATTCATCTCACCCTGCACACCCTTCATCGAAGGAATGATTTGCAGTGCCGCGTAGCCGATCGTTTCCATCACGCCTCCTGTTGAGCCTCAAACTGGGCTTGCAGTTCGGCCGCCAGGCGGGCCGCTTCTTCACGTTCAGCGACGCGGGCACGCAACCCAGACAGCCGTTCAGCACGCACCCGTTCACGCCGTTCGCGCTGCGCCTCGAGCTGCCGCCCAGCAGGCGACAACGGATGCGGGCCAGGGTCGCCGTCCTGTAAATGCGCTGCGGCAAGCGTGCGCCGCACATCATCAAGAAGCTGATCGACAACCGACCACGCCCAACCCTCAAACCGTGCGACCGCCGAATCCTCCGGCAACCACATCACAAACGACACAACCCGACGACGCGGAAGCCCCACCCCCAAATCGTCAAGGTCGACGCTGTAGAAACGCCGCAAATCAGCCTCGACCGCTGTGCGCCCACGAGGGTCGTCCAGAAGCCGGACGAGGCGAACTATTCCCCCGGCGATCCGTACGCCTCAAGCATCTCCGTCAACGCCGTCGTAGCGTCAGCGCCACGCTTGAACGTAGCGACAAGTTCCGCCGCTTTACGCTGCCCCAACAGCTCAACAAACACCTGCTCGATATGCACCAGCGCCGCCTTCTGCAGGTTCGCGGCGACAGCCAACGAAAACGCACGGTCCGCCTGATACGACCAGTCGTCAAGCGTCGCGGGCAGCACACACTCGACCCCGTTGACCGTCACCACAACAGGCTCAGGTTCAACACTTTCAACCTCTTCAACACTCACAGTTTCGGCCTTAGCCATGATGCGTGACTCCTTGTAGACGATGTGCGCGTGACAGATGGGGGAGTGGGGCTGGCAGGGTCACGCACCCGCCAGCCCCACGAACTCACGAAACGGTCACCGTTTCGCTGTCTGACTGACCGCCGAACGCAGCGGTGATCGACGGGGTACCGGAAGCGACACCCTTGACGTAGCCGTACTTCACGGTCGCCTTGGTGGCGTCAGAAGTCGTCCACACAGCCGTGTCGGACACGTCAGCGGTCGACGCGTCAGTAAACGTTGCGGTAGCGGTCAGCTTCGTGATCGCCGTACCCGAAATCGTTGCGGTACCGGAAATCGCGAGAGCGGTCACCGGGTTCGATGCAGTGTCCTGAACAACCCACAGTTCACCGTCAGACTTCGGGAAAATCGTTGCGGTCACCGGGAAATTCGTCAGAGCCGCCTCGTTCTCCGTGAACGAATCCGCGTCAAACTCGGCGTACAACGACGTGATGAGACGACGCTTCCGGGTTCCCTCGTTCAACTCCAACGCCATCAGCAACGGGGTCGGGGTCGGCACCTTCAACGCGGACGCCGTCGAACCGGGCCACACGATTGAACGAACCTCGTCGTTGTACTCCAGCATCGTCAAGCCGATTTCCTGCTTGAAGTTGCGTCGAGCGGTGCGGACGAGGATCTGACCCCACGCGAAATAGTCGGACTTGTCGACACTGCGCGTGTGCTCGAAACCGCGGTCGCCGTCAAGCAACCCCACCGGTTTCCAAGTGGCGCTGAACGCTGCACCAATGTTCGCGGGAAGGGCAGTGCCGACCGGAGCGATGTAAACATCTGCGCCGGTCCACAGCGCAGCTTTAGTTGGATCACCAGCCATAAAGGCCTCCTTGGTGTTGGGCCGCGCTGCCGCGGCAGTTGCACCCCAGGCGTGACCCCTGACGGGGCTGGGACGAATGAATTACGAAACAGGCACGCTCAAACCGTGCGAACAGAAACCCGCACGGTGAACCACGCCAACTGATGGCCCGTTTCCGGGTCCTTCACAGGCACAACGCCGAGCAGCGGCTGCACCTGCGGAAACACAGTGCCGCCATGAGAGAGCAGCACCGCCTCAGCCCAACGGGCCAAATCTTTCGCCGCGTCGTTCGTTGCTGCCCGAGCAACAACACGAACAGTCGCGAACTGGGCGACCGGCCAAACCGTTGTGCCGCCGTCCATAAACACCGACAAATGCGGTTTCGACGAAGGCGTCCAACCGACCGGCACATCGTTCGTGCACCCAACCGACCCCGCACCCGACTTCGCAGTGACCGCAGCGCGAAGCAAATCGCGTGCCACCCTCTCAACGTCAGCGTTCTGACTCATCGCTGCCGCACCTGCAAACCGTTCGCCGCCGCCGCACGCGTCAACACACCGTTCTCGGCCTGCCATTTCAACGCACGCCCATCAGCAACAATCACCTGGCCGACAGCACGGTCTGTCGTACCCTGCCGGGTCACGACCTCGGCAGGCTTAGGCGTCGACACCGACGCCGCCACACCTGCAGTGGCACGGGCAACCAGACCGGCAACGTCGCCGCCTTTAAGAATCGCGCCGACACCGGCCCGATCAAGCTGAAAAGCGTTCATCCCGCACCCCTCCGCAACGTCACCTGACCGCCCGGCGACCAGCTCGAAAACGGGGACACAAACACACCGTGCTCACCCTTCACGTCCCACCACACATTCGGGTCAGCGTGCGGAGCCGGAACTTTCACCTGAGCACCATGCGGAATCGTTTTCCCTGCCGGCGTCAACACCGTCAACCCGGCGACCATGCCGTCACGGCCACGACCATCAACATCAGTGGACTCGGCCGGATACACGACACACGGCCCCACATTGAACGGGGTCCCCCACGAGGCTTCACCCCACGAATCCGTCGTCAACACACGCACCGACACGGTGCACGGGTTACTCACGGCGCATCCCTGGGCACATGCACCGACCCGCCGCCACGAACCCGACACAACCGGTCCAACACAGCGACCTGACCGGGAGTCAACGCCACACCGGCAGGCTGCAACGAATCATCTTTGAACGACTCGCTAAACGGTCCGGCCGTACGTTGGGTTGGTTGCGGGGCCGCACCGAACTGCATGTTCGACGCTGCGATAGCGACAACCATGCCGACCACCTGACCGGGCACCGGGTCCCAGCCGTGCGTATACGACACAACAGCGGTCCCTTCAAACGCTCCACCGTCGCGGCGTTCGATGTACGCGGGGCGACCATCGCCACCCCGCGCCACCACACAGCCCCCAAGGTCAACAGCGACACCGCCGACAGTCAGCGCCGACACTGCGACCACAGGACGCTGAGGCAGGTAAACCCGCCCCTCGAAAGGCTCAACATGCAGACCGACCGTTTCACCGGCTTCGATCTGCTGGCCGTGAGCGCTCGCAAGCACCGCCGACGAAGCGAACGCAAGCAAGTCGGCAACCCGCTGCGCATCGGCTTCGGCAACCTCCCCGCCCGTGATCGTCTCGTAATCGTCGACACTTGCGAGCGCCATGACTACACCGCCAAACCGGTGATGATGCCGTGATGCGACTCCGGCCCGTACTCCAGGCCAACCTCGCCGTAAAGCTGCACGTCATCCGACGCACCGGTCTTAGCGAGCGGCTCAGCGAAGAAATGACCCTTGCCCGGAACTTCGAGGTACACGGGGGCCAGTTCGCCGAGCGAAGCAACAACGATCGCGTCGACCGGCATGAACCGGTTCAACATGATGTTGACGACACCGAAATCGGTGACGATCGTGTCCACAGCGACACCGCCAACGGTACGGCTCGTCTCAACAAACTTGCCGTACGCTCCCGCATACGCTGCGCTGATCGCAAGCTTCTGCTTCGAGTTGACGATCAGCGTCGAGGTTTCACCGTCGCCGAGACCGCCGTTATCCCACACCTTCTGCAGGATGCCGTCAATGTCGGTGGTGGCGAGAGCGGTGGACCGCGGCTTACGGTACGCGACAGTCGCGGTACCGATCGTGACCGCAGACCCGCCAGCGGTCTCAGAGACCTTGAACGCGTTCGTCGACTTGTTCACGACGTGATACACGCGACCGGTCGTGATCGCGGTTGAAGCGCCGACGCTGGTGAACACGATCTTGTCGCCGTCAGCCAGAGCGGTCGACGTTTCCGTGATCGTGTCAGTCGCAGCCGACAGCCCGGTGATCGTCGAAGCAGCCACAGCGGTCACGTTCGACGTGATCGCGGGGATGAGACCGCGGGTCTTGCGCCCGGTCGAGTTGTCAGCCGGCTTCTGATAGGTGCCGTTCAGGAACGAGAACTCGATGTCACGAACCATCTGCTTCAGCATCTGGGTGACCTGCCAGTCAACCTCGCCGGCCACGTTCGACGGGGCATCGTTGTTGCTCCCAGCCTTCTGACCGTACGCGGCGATCTTCGAGTACGCGACCGACACCTTTTCCTGGTGGATCTGCACGACGTTCGTAACGTTCGCACGAACACGGCCCTGAGCGGTCGGGGCGGTAGCGCCTTCCACAACAGCAGGCTGACCGGCGTTACGCAGGTCATAGGTCGACCACTCGAACTCGGTCGAAGTGGTCTGCTTACCGCCAGTCAAACCGCCGACAGCGGAGAACAGCGGGGTCGCTGCCGGGGTGAGTGAATGAAGAATGCCCGTGTAGTTCGGGAGGTTGTAGTTAGTGCCGAGACCGCTGATTCCAGCCATAATCGGACTCCTTTCAGATAATGCCCGCCACAGCGGCGAGCTTCTGGTTGTTGAGTGCGATCACCGCTGCGGTGTCGCCTCGTTGTGTTGCCGCAGCGATCTGTTGATCGAGCGACGGTTCAGGAGGCGTGTCGCCTTGAGGTCCGGCATCAATCGAGCCGGACGGGATTCGGGCACGCTGCGAAAAGCGGGCACCGGTTGCGGACACCTTGTCGGCGTCCACCTCACCTTCAGAGGTGAGAAACTTGGAGAGGTCAAGATCCGCGATGTCGTCTGCCGGGACGCCAGCGGCTTTCAGTTCCGCAGCAACAACACGGACCGTTGCTGCAGCGTTCGCTTCGTTCCGACCGGCTTCGCGTGCTTCCTCAACAGCGCGTTCCTGATCGGACATGCCCTGCTTGCGGAGCGTTTCGAGTTCCTCATGGTTTTTCTTCGAGGTGGACTCGTGGCGGCGCGCCTGATGCTTCCAATAAGCAACCTGCTGCTCCGCTGTCATCTCAGCGACAGGGGTCGCGTCAGGAAACCCTCGGTCGTTCACCGGAGGAGCGGGCGGTACCTGCTCCTGCGGCTCAACGGTCGGGGTTTCTGGCGCGTCAACGATGCCTTCCGGCTGATCGGGCATTCTTGGTCCTCCCATGACGGGGGTTAAGGCCTCATGTCGAGGCGCTGGGGTTACTGCACCAGGTGGGTGCCAGTTCTCAAAATGCGGAGACGTTCGGCGAACAGTTCCGCCCGTGTCTCCCATTCCTGCTCTCGAATCGACAAGCGTTCGCGACGAGCCGGATCAGTTTCAGCCATCAGGTCAACACCCGACTGTCTGCTGCGTTCCAACGCGTGCCGGTGCCGTTCCTCGATGCGACGGATCTGCTTACGGTTCTCAAACCGGCGTTGCGCGTCACCATCAAACTTTTGGGCTTTACGCACCCTGTCGTTCAGGTCGCCGATCATCTCGGACGGGACCGGCACACATTTACAATTGTCGTGCCCGAACCCGCCCTGCTCAGCCGAGTCAAACACCACATCAGAGAAACCCATGCACCACGGGCACGCCTTCGGGTCGAGTTTCCGAACCCAACCTTGACGCTCAACGAACGCCCACGACATCGCGAACCGTGCCGGTTCCATCACAGCGTCCACCGCAACCGACTGCACCGCAACCTTCGCCGCTTTCAACGCCACCTCAAACCCGAGCTGCTTACCAAGCCGGTTCTGAATCACATCGAACGGTTCCCACACGGTCGCCACCTGACCCGACACCCCAACTGCCGGAACTAGTTGACCCGGCTGCCCTGCAGCGTCAGCGAACGCTTCAGTTAACGCGACAGCAGACGACGACACCGCTTCCACGATCGGGGCGGCCGCCTCATGCCACACAAGGGAACCTTCCACATCAAACCTGCCGAGACGATCCCACACAGCGTTGAAAGCCCGCTCGGACCGATCAGCGAGGTCTAGAAGCGCCGAATGGTAACGGTCGGCAACCACAGCGCTCACTGCGCCCCCTCGGTCTCCTCAACCCCTGGCGCGGTGAACACTGACCGGAACGCCGTCTGCGCGTCCGCCTCACGTTTCAACCGTGCAGCGTCCTCAACGGTCACACCGGGGAACATTTCAAACACGGCACGCTGCGGCATCCCCACGTTGTGCGCCGCCATCGCAAGCGTCGCCTGCTCCGCACCAGTGCGCTGCTCAAACTCGGCCCACGCCGGCTGCAACGACACGTCCGCAACATCGGCGCGAGACATGCCAGCGATCATCAAACCGAGTTTCGCCAACTCCACGTCAGCCGCGCCAAACACAAGCGCATGACGCCGCACCTTCGCCGTATGCACCGCCTCAATACGAGCAATCGGATCAGCAGCCACGTTAATCATGTTGCCCAACAAAAACGCGTACGGCGGCGTACCAGACCGCGACGCCATCCCACGAACCCACGCCTCAATCGCGTCCAAAAACGGCCGAAAATCAGCTTGCGAAAACTCGCCAACCTTGATCTGCTCGCCGCCCGGCTCAAACCCGCCGCCATCGTTGAAAAACGTCCACAACCGGGCAGCCGACGCCTTATGCATCGCAGCCTTATCCGGGGTGCCATCCTCGAGCGTCGGATAATCCCAGCCCGTCACCCAGCGTTGACGGAACGCCTGGTGTTCCATCGTGACCAGCATGTTCAACACCGTCAGGTTGATACGCCGCTGATCGTTCAGTTCCTTAGCGAACTCGGGGGTACCGCCACCAAACAACGACATCTTTACGGACGGGTTCGCACGAAACTCGACAGTCGGCACCACACCCAACGGGTTACCAACCACCGGGTCGACATCTTCGCGCAGTTTCCACTGCCCCGAACCACCGTTACCAACGATCTCCAAATACTGCGACACAGCCGGGCCACGAAACCGGTACACCTTGTCCGGGGTTTGAAGCGTCGCCAACTGGCGGCCATCCTCATCAACCCACCGTTTCAACGCCGACCGACGCTTACGACGCGACCCAGCCTCATACGCAACAATGCACTGCTCAGGGTCCTCAACCGTGAACTCCGGTCGACCATCCTCACCAACCCAAGCGGTAGCGAAACCCTGACCGGTACGCAACGCCGACGCGTGCACCAGCGACGCGTCCGCATCAAACTCGCAACGCCGAAACGCTTCCCACGCTTCCCGAGCAGGCCCCTCATCGCCACTGAAACCCTCAAGCGTGAGCTTCGCAGCCGGCGCGTCAACAACCGGCGAAAGAAAGTTCAAGACACCAACACGCGCCATGTTCTCAAACGCCCGCTTCGCCTCCACGTCCGTCGCAGCCGCAGTATTCGGAGGCGGCAACGGCAACGGATGATCGCCGACATACCACGCATCCCACTCACGGACCTGCACAGCACGCTGATCCAACGCCTTCGCCAACCGGGCAACTTCGTCAAAGGGGTTCACTGCCAAAGCCCTCACCCCTTCCACGGGTCACACAAACGCTGCACGCTGCCTCTTAGGCCGATCGAAACCCTTAGAAATCGCAACCCCACGCGCTTCCCACGCAAGAATCGCAGCCATCACAGCATCAATCTTCCGAGGCGACTTCGGTGCGTCCTTCTTCACCGACCACAACGGCCGGCCCTGGTCATCAAGCGCCGACAACTTCATACGCTTCGCGTAACGAACATGCCGCTCAAGAACCTCGTCGCCGTTATGCGACAAACCATTGTCCGACTTCAAAGCCGCCTGAAACCCGAGCACCGCCACACCCATCTGACGCGGCCTCGACGTAACCCACGAAACAATCCGTTTCGGACCCCACCGGGCAACCCACCGATCAATCAACGGGTCAATCCACTGCGGATCGCAAAACACCAAGCCAACGTGATACCGGTCAAACAGGTCAACCATCGCCGCGTCGGCAAACTCGAAATCGTGTTCGTAGTCGTCGTCAGCGTTACCGGGCCGCTCAATCACAGCAACAGGCCACACAAACCCGGTAGCCACCTCACACGCCACAATCGCTAACGCATCATCGAACCGTGCACCATCAACCCCAGCGACCACGACAGCGCCCTCAGCGGGCGCATAATCGGCACGGACACGGGACCGCCACACATCAACACTGAACGCGTTATCGCCGGCCGCACGAATCCGGTTCCCATAAAACCGTTCCGCCTGCCCCGGATCAGTCTCAGCGATCTCGTCCGCCTCAGCGTCAATCGCATCAACATCAGTATGCCCGCAGCCCCGATAGTTGTACTCGTGAATCTTCCGACGATCCTCAGGCTTCGAGTAATCCAGATCCGCAGGAGGTTCATCCCAAAACCGAAAAATGTCTTGCTTCTTCGACGTGTGCGTCATCGACGCCGTAGACACTTCACCCATGTCGTACGCGTTCGTTGTTTCAACAACACGGCCCTTCATGCCTGCCACACCACGACGCATCGTCTGCGCAACCTGCATCATCTTGTTAGACGCCGTATACAACTGCGTTTCGTCCATAAACGCCGCAGTAATCGGGTTACCCAGACGAGCAGTAGCCGACGACGTGACCACCTGGATCTCGCCCTCGTTCGGCAACCGAACGAACTCCTCGCCCACCTTCATCACATCAGCCAGCGGCCCGTTACGAATCATCGACTGCAAAGGCCGATACACGTTATCGACCTGATCCTCAGCCGTCGCTAGAAGCTGGATAAACGCAGACGGCCACGGCCGACCCATCGGCTCACCCGGCTCATAGAAATACTCCCAACCGCAACCACACCCGTGATCCCGACACCGGAACACCTCGCCGCCAACAGCCCACCCAGCAAACAACACCGGCCCGACAGCCTCAGCAGTCACCATCGCCGCCGACCACGGACCCTTACCCGTTTTCTGCGGAGCAATCACCAACGAACGACGATAATGAAACGCAGGACCAAACTGCCCGACCCGAGCCGACGGCTTCACCCGATAATGATTCAACGCGCAATGCAACTGCCAGTCGTACATGACAAACGGGACAATCTCACCCGAATCGACACGGATCACACAGTGCGCCTCGATCCAATCAGGAACAATCAGCAGAGTCGGGAAGTCGATCGCGAGAAGCTCACTGCTTTCCGCCATCAAGCGCCCTCAATCGACCACGAGCACCGCCAGCCGCAGCCACCGGCCCCTTCGAAGCTTCCGGCTCAACCTTCGACACACGAAAACGCTGCTTCGCCAAACCATCCGGCGTCAACATCAACTCGCCAGCCATCTGCTTCACCAACGTCGCCCTGTTCACCGGCGAATCCAACTCCTCCGCCAACACAAACTGACGCACATACAACGCCACAATCTCAAACATCTGATCGCGTTCCCAAATAATCGCCTGCGGCTTCACCCACAACGACGACCACACGGCAGCCTCACGCCCCGTCTGCAACGCCAACGGCCACACCGGCACATCACCCACACGACGAGGCGGCAAATCAGTCCAATCACCAGACTGACGCAACGCATTCGGATCAGGAGCAGGCCCAGAACGGGCACGAGCACCACCACTAGCCATGACGGCCTCCAAGCGGTAAACCGGCCACCATGACGGCACCGGGGCAAGTTTTGAATTTGGCGCACTTTTTTAAGCCA